AAACGGCTGATACAACATTTTACCACGTGTGGGATGTTGGATCCAGAAAAAATGATCCATAAAGTACAACGGTCCAGTCACTGGATGGGCACAATTAGCAAATTCCACAAGTTCTTGATCAGTAAATGTTTCTTTACGGTGTGGTGCTTTGACCAATACTGTGTCAAGTGTATTTGATTTCATTCCTGCTATCATATCAACTCCGGCCATAGACGTGCAAACTCACCTGCTTTGTCAGGGTGATAAACAGTTTCATTGTCATGAATATGTTTTTGAAATTGTTGTTGTATCGCTGGGTTATCTCGAGCTTGATTGTATTTTTCTAGTGCTTGATCAAAGAACTGACGTTCGGCAGATGTAGCAAATCCTAAACTATAAAATTTATGTATTTCATCCATGGCTAATTTGGCCACTTGAGTTCCAAGTAAAAATGGGTCAAGATAATTGGGTTGGAATAAATTTTGCCATAACACTGTGGTTTTGTTATCTTCGGCAAATTGTCTGAATTCACAAAGTCGTGTGGCACTATATATGTTGTATACTGCATGTATTCCGCCCCAATGACCGTTGTTTTGCATAAGGTATTTAACTGTTTGTAAATTTTGTTGTAGCAAGTTCCAGTCAGCGCCGTGTCTGACATATTCAAGCCGGTCACCTACATTGTCAAAGCTCATTGACCAACCAACTCTTTTACGTTGTGTTAATTTTTTGAATATTTTGTTTTTTTCTAAGTCTACGTTCATGTTGGTAATCAATGTTACAATTGCTGTTTCAGGAATTACATCTAGCAAACGTTCATTCTCTGGCAACAACAAAGGCTCGCCGCCCACCAGTGCTACTTCATGTATGTGTTCATAGTGTTGTTCCAAGAAGTCACACACTTGTTCATAGTAAGGGCGTGTGCCGGACTTGAATGGTATACCTTTGATACTGGCCCACTTGCTGGAACAGTTGGGCGCACAATAGTTACAACTTAGATTACAAGTGGTATTCCAACGCACATCAAAGATAACAGGATAATGATATTGATCTCCGGCTGTGGCATAATCAAAATTGGGATTGACATTGTTGTGCCAGGCACGTTCAGAGTCTGCACCAAAACGCTCTGCTTGTACACAGTTGGAGCAATACTCATGTGGCTTGCCTTGTGCTAAACTTTGCCGTATCTCAGTCATGAGATCAGTATTTAAAATTTCTTGTATAGTATTTGATTCAAGGTTGCCCAGCATGTTGGGATTGCCAGCACAACAAGTTTTGACATTGCCTTGTGGATTGATGTGCAGTCCTCGCCAAGGAGCGGCACAATAGAAATTGCTCATGAGTTATACAGGGCTGTAAGGGTTTTGAAATCGATCGTATCCGTCTTCTTCGGGATAGACTGGGTAATTATTCTGTGTTTTTTCCACACTTGGCTCGCTTGGCAGTGGTCAATGCACCAAAGTCTACAGGCCATTCTTGTCCTGGATTGATTTCAATAGCACCCGCAGGAAATGCAAAATGCACCTTGGCTTGTGTTTGAAGCTGACTTACTGGCAACCGAAACTTGGTTAAATCGTTGCCTAGGTTAACATAAGGTTTGGTATGCGGGAATGCCCAGCCTGCAATTTGTTTTGTGGCGTTGTTGATCACAATCTTGTAGTATCCGTGTGGAACAATCACTCCGTTGCCTATTGTGGGGTCACTACCATCATACAATGCACCAACGTAAATTGTGTAGGGTTGATTTAGTTGTACTGTCCATCCACGTACTGCTGTTTCCAACAGTTTCCAAATGCCACGGTTCAAACTTCCGTGTTGTGGATACATGTTGGTCATCAAGAATGATTCGTATTCTACTTGCGTACTCCAACTTAGATCACCATCTGGAGCGGCATGTCCTTTGTCATATCCTGTGCCTGCATAGTCATCGGGCCTAGCACCACCAGGTACACTTTGGTCAGCAACAAAAGCATTGGTACGTGCTACACAACCTAATGCATTGGAAGGAGTTAGAGTATATGCAACATACACTGGAATCTTAACAGGTGCATCATAGGCCACAAAGTATGCTTCACGGCAGATAGGAACAGCAGGTCTTGCTGTTTGTGCAAATCCGTAGGGCGAGTGTACAGCACATGCTTGTGGTGGAAGTGGGGCTCGTTGATCCCAGGCATGACTAGAGAAACTTGCCAGTGCTAGAATTACGGATAAAAGTAATTTCATGTGTAACCTTTAAATATATGTGTATATTTAGTTACAGGCAATTCAATAACCTTTAAATTGCTTTACAGGACTAGTATGGTTTACTGATGCAGGTTCTAGGCTGTTTGGTGTGCTTATTTGTATTTTTTTAGCAGGCAAGCCAGCCATTTTTAATGCTTGATCAATAATTGGTCCAACACTATCATTGAATCCGGCAACCACAGCGTCTTCTCCAAATGCGGCTTCTGCTGACCATTCAGGCAAGCCAATTTTGTCGATACCAGCATCACTTCGGGCACGAGCCATTGCCACGCCCAGTCGATATATTTGATACGGATCACTAGATGTCACCCCGGGTAACACAAACACATGATTCATAGGATCTGCCAACTCAGGAGGTAATGTTGCTTGTTCTGTTATAAACTCTCGAGCTCTCATTTATAACCTTTAAATGCCTGCACGGGACTTGTGATGTTTACTGCTGGATGTTCTTGACTGCGAAGGTCACCATGGTTTAAATCTTGGTGCTCCGATCCCACTGCTTTAAATGCTTGATGCATCATTTTTTCTTCAACGTCTGTATACGGTGCCGCAATGTTATTTCTGCCAGCCCATGATTCGCTGTCAAGCGTCACTGGTGCATCTGTCCCGTCAGCCATGGCCACGGCCATCATCACACGATTGAGTTCATATGTGCGATCAGCACGATCGTTGTCAACAAAGGTATGCAAGCCCACGGTTGCATCTTGCAAACGTTTGCTTATGTGACCTTTTTTGTGTTCAATCACAAACTCTTGAGCTCGCACGATTAGCTACCTTGGCCGATTACACCTGATGCGGCACTAGTTGCCGTGCCTAAAGCGGTGGCTGTAAATGCATTGCCTGTAATAATGTTCAAATAATTACCAGCACCCACATAATACTGTTGAACAGTATTGCCTGGAATTTGAATTGCATTGGCGTAAATATTTCCTGTAGACGTGGACATTGAACCATTTGCAGTGGCTCCATTGGCTAGAGAATAAACCAACTGTTGAACAACCACATTAAATGTTACGTTTGCAAGTGTGGTTGAAAATTCTACTTTGTCTGTGGTCCAAAGAACATTTGATCCTGATGAAGTAACAACTTGAATAGCCATTATTTTGCGTCCTTGGGTGGTTCACTAACAACTGGTTGAAACAAGTTGCGTGTTTGATCCAACACTCCAGGGATGTAAACAGGTTGTTGTTTATATCCATTGGAGGCTGGGCTGTGGGGATTAATCACAGGGGGTGTTGTTAAGCCTGCGGTAAAAGGTTGTGTTGACATATTATTGCGCCTTGTATGTTTTCCATTGATTAGTTAATGAGAAGATACTTTCTTCCATCTTTTTGTCATCCTTCTTTTCAGGACGCTTGCCACCAGTTTCTTTTTCTAGTTTTGACAACAACTCATCATCGTTAGGACCTTTGAGTTTGTCGACAACTTTTTTAGCACCTGATTTGAGTGCATCAACAACTTTGCCTTCTTCAACTTCTTCCTCTTTCATGGTACGTTCCCATGGTTCGAGTTGTTGTTGTTTAATACCAGCCATTTCACGCAAGCGACGCAATGCATCTTCATCTTGTGTGTGAACCGCAGTATTGGGTACGGTTGTTTGTCCGTCACCGGCAATATCAGTCTTGGGTTTATTCAATCCACCTGAATATTGCAATGCATCTGCATTGGTTTCGGTGTTTGTGGGCCAATCAGGCTTGTTTAATGTTTCATCCGTGCCTTGTGTGGCATAATCGTAGGCTTCGTCGACTGCATCGCATGCACAAGGTGCTTGTCCACAATCAGGGCAAGGTTCTTCACCGTGATCATGTGCATCAACTGCTGAACGGATTTGATTGGCAAGGTCTTCTGCCCCGTGTACTTCTACATCGGCGCCGCCTTCAACGTTTGGGTTCTCTCCACCCATGCCG